TAATCATGCCTTATTCAGTTCTCCCCATTTCAGGTGTTGACCTCAACGGTATTACCCCTGAGAGCTTTGAATACACCAACGGTACTACCTTAATTGGAATCCCAAGCTTTGGCCCTCTCGGTGCTGAGACTTTTGGTTCTGACGGTAAGCGTTATGTATTTGCCCGTGCAGCAGCAACGATTCCAGCTGGAACCACAGCTTGTACCGTTAATGCTTCAACCTTTGCCGTAACCGCATCAGGTGGTTCTTATGTATCTCCTGCTGAGTCTATGGTTTCAGGTGACTATGGCTGGTTTGGTGCTACTAGCGTCTAACCAAAAATTGTAGTAAAAACAAGGGGCTATCTCGTAATTGGGGTAGCCCTTTTTCTTTTAACCGAAGTACCTTTAACCACTTAGAGGAGTTTTACATGATTGATAGCGATACTCAAGACGCAGATTCTCGTTTGGCAGTTAAATTTTATAAGCGAGCAGTCAAACTAGAGCATGAATCCAACGAGGCTGGCAGACCTATATTTAAAGATTTTGACTTTGTACGCATTATGGTTGCTGGCGATAATCTAACGGAAATTGACACCTACGCACAGGAAAGCCATAAACAGCGTTTTCCACGCCAGTGGCTACAGTACCAAGCTACGCAAGATTCTAGTAGCGAAATATTAGGAACGCCTGTAGAGCAATGGCCTTTGATTAGCCAGTCGCAAGCCCAAGAACTACGAGGCGTAAAGTTTATGACCGTAGAATCCATCGCTAACGCTTCAGACCTACAGCTACAACGCATTGGCATGATTGCTGGTATGTCACCTCATGCGTTTAGAGATAAGGCTAAATCGTTTCTAAGTCTTGCAAGCGAATCGGCTGAAGCTGCCAAGCGTGAAGAAGAAATTAACCAGTTAAAGCAAGAACTTGCCAAAAAAGATGAAGAAACTGCTAAAATTAAGGCTGAAACTGATGCGAAGCTCGCTTTAATGCAAGAGCAGATGGCGGCTATACTTGCGGCAGTTGGTGAAAAGAAACCCCGCAAAAAGAAAGCGGAATCCGTAGAGGAAGCCTAAACTATGACCAACAGCATGGGAAGTGTTGCATCTAAACAAAGCATTTCTCATGCTTTTTATACCTATGCTCATTACAACAAAACTAATAATAAAATTTTTTATATTGGCAAAGGCAAAAAAAATCGTTATAAATCAACCGATAGAAGAAGTTTGCATTGGAATAGCATAGTTAATAAATATGGTTTTGAGCCTAAAATTTTGGCTTATTGGAATACAGAAAAAGAAGCATTTGAACATGAAAAAGTGTTAATTGCTTGTTTTAAAGACATGGGCTATGTTTTGGCAAACAAAACTAATGGCGGTGAAGGAACTGCTAGTGAAAAAATTAAAGAATCTGCATTAAAAAGACCAAAAAGAAAATTGTCAGAAGAAACTAAAAAAAGAATAGGATTAACACATTTAGGTCAAAAAAGAAGTTTAGAAGCTCGAAAAAACATGAGCCAAGCCGCATTAAACAAAACAACATTCAATAGGCCACCTTGCAAAGAAGAAACTAAAGAAAAAATTAGGCAAAAATTGCTTGGCAGGGTAATGTCGGAAGAAAGTAGGTTAAAAATGATTGCCACCAAATTAGCTAAACGAGGTGTTATATGAGCCAAACTATGTTGCAGTTGGTTCAGCAAGTGACCCAAGAATTGAACTTAGCCGTGCCTACTTATGTGGCAGGTAATACCAGTCAAGATGTGCAACAGGTTTTAGCCCTGATGAACCGCACAGGCTATGACTTGGTTAAGGAATACGATTGGCAAGCCTTGGAGTTGGAGTATCGTTTTTACACCGATGCCGTTACTTTTGTGGGCGATACCGTAAGCGACAACAGTTATAACATTGTTGTAACAGGTAACGCTACCGCCTTAGATGGCGATTATTCCATTACAGGTACAGGTATTAACCAAGACACCTATGTGCAAAGCGTCAGCTACGATTCAGGCTTAAATAAGTCCACTATCGTAATGACCCAATTAGCTAGTGGCACTTATGTTGGCGTAACCTTTACTTTTTCACAGACTAAGTACGACTTACCGCCTGACTTTGAAACCATCACGGATAATACTCACTGGGATAAGACTAAAAGATGGCAAATGTTGGGGCCTGAAGATGCCCAACAATGGCAATGGCTAAAGTCGGGCTATATTTCTACTGGCCCTCGTATTCGTTGGCGTATTTTAGGTCAACAGTTTCAAATTTGGCCACCATATAACACTAAAGAATATTTAGGCTTTGAGTACCGTTCTAAAGGCTGGGCAAGAAGCGCTACAGGCGCAGTTAAAAATAGCTTTACTGCTGATAGCGACACTACCGTGTTAGATGATACGGTTATGGTGCTAGGCACAAAACTTAAATACTTTCAGATTAAGTCGTTTGATACGACCTCGTTGCAACAAGACTATTTCCGTTACCTCAATGTAGCCAAAGCCAACGACAAGGGTAGTGCAAACCTTAGTTTTGCCCCATACCCAACCAAAGTGCTTATTGGTTACGCTAATATCCCCGATACTGGGTACGGAACTTAATCATGCCAGTATCACAACAAAGAAGGGCAATGACGGCTTCTTTGGCTTCCCCCATTGGTGGGTGGAACGCAAGGGATTCGCTTGCCGAAATGAACCCCTTAGATGCCGTTCAATTAACTAACTTTTTCCCAACCCCTACCGATGTCACGATGCGTAGGGGATATACCCGTAGCAGCTTGATAACGACTAGTTCAGGTGTAGTCACAATATCGACTATTACCCATTCAGGCACTACCGCTACAGCCACGACTGCAACTGCTCATGGTTTGGCAACAGGCGAATATATATCAATTACGGGTTGCACACCAAGCGATTACAACGGCATTTACCAAATTACATCTACAGGTTCAACAACCTTTACCTATGTAATGGCTAGTGTGCCAGCTAGTAACGCTACGGTGGTTGGTACTTATACCATCGGTATTACAGACCCAATTGAAACATTGATGAATTACAGCAGTCCTACGGTGCAAAAGCTGTTTGCTGCGGTAGATGGTAAGTTTTATGACTGCTCTACCAACCCTGCCACTTTGTCTTACAACGGTTCGTTTAGTAATGACCGTTGGCAACACATTAACTTTTCAACGGCTGGCGGTAATTTCCTTATAGCGGTCAACGGGCAAGACCCAACCATGATTTATGACGGTACGGCTTGGTACAAAATGGCTACCACCGCTACCGCTCAGACCATTTCTAGCATTACAAGCTCAGGTACAACCGCTACAGTAACGACTTCTAGCGCACATGGGCTAGTTACAGACAATCGTGTAGTTATTTCAGGTGCTACAGAAACCCCATATAACGGTACTTTTAGGATTACGGTCACAGGCGCAAGCACATTTACCTACACAATGGCTAGTTCAACCACTAGTCCAGCTACAGGAACGCCTGTTTATACCGTTTTAGGTATAGCTGGCATCAATAACAACCTGTTTATTCATGTAAATAGCTTGCAAGAGCGCATTTATTTTGTCGAAAAGAACAGTTTAGATTTTTGGTACTTGCCTGTTAATCAATTAGGCGGTACAGCAAAGCAATTTCCGCTTGGTTCTATTGCTAGAAGTGGCGGTTATTTGCAAGCAATGGGTACATGGACACTAGACGCTGGTTATGGAGTTGACGATTTAGGCGCTTTTGTTACCTCAATGGGTGAAGTTATCGTTTATAAGGGTACAGACCCCGATGACGCTAACGCTTGGTCTTTAGTTGGTGTATGGCAGATGGGTCAAACCTATGCTAGACGCTGTTTTTTCAAATACGCTGGCGATTTATTGCTACTAACCCAAGACGGTCTTGTGCCAATGTCGGCATCTTTGCAATCTAGCCGCTTAGACCCCCGTGTAAATCTAACTGACAAGATTTTCTATGCGGTAAGCCAAGCAGCAGACTTGTATTACAACCAATTTGGCTGGCAAATCAACTATTTTGCCCCCTACAATATGCTGATTCTAAATATTCCTGTAAGCGCAGGTGTAGAACAGTTTGTAATGCACAGTATTACAAAATCATGGGGTAGATTTACCAATATTCAGGCGTATTGCTGGGAAGTATCAGGGCCAGAGGGTATGTTTTTTGGCTCAGACGGCTATGTAGGTAAGTTTTACGATGGATTTTCGGATGCTGGCAACAATATTGTAGCCAACGCTCAACAAGCCTATAGCTATTTTGACACCCGTGGGCAATTAAAACGCTTTACGATGGTACGCCCTATCCTACAGACCGATAACACAGTACCGAATGTTTTATGCGGTATTAGCACCGATTTTGACACCGTAAACCTGTCTAACGAGATTACTTTTAACCCAAGCCTAGCTAAAGTGGGCATTTGGAATACAAGTAAATGGGATGATGCCTCATGGGGCGCAGGTTTGACCGTATCAAAGGTATGGCAAGGCGTGACAGGCATCGGATATGCGGGTTCTGTAAACCTTTCTGTGGCTTCCCAAGGGGTAGATTTTCATTGGGCTAGTACGGATTATGTAATGGAAAGGGGGGGTGTGTTATAATGTAATCAGTTATAGGAGATTGCATATGACAAAACCCGTTGATATTGTTGGGCAAAAATTTGGTAGATATTTGGTTGTAGCAAAAAGTGATAAACGCACAAAAGCCATGAAACAAATGGTTTGGTGTAAATGTGATTGTGGTACAGAAAGAGAAGTTGTTGTAGGCAATTTGCGAAGCGGTTTAAGCACTTCTTGCGGTTGCTGGAAAGATGAAAAAACTGGCGAAAGAAGAAAAAAGCACGGTTTTAGCAAAACAACAATGTATTACAGATACAGAAGAATGGTAAGCAGATGTTATTTGCCTGATGACCCTGAATATCACAATTACGGAGCAAGAGGAATAAAAGTGTGTGATGATTGGTTGAAATCAGTAGAAAATTATATAAATGATATGGGTTTTCCACCTTTTAAAACTGCACAAATTGATAGAATAAACAATGATTTAGGATACTTTAAAGAAAATTGTAGATGGGCAACGCCACAGCAAAATTCTTTAAATAAAAGGAAAAGGGTACTGTGAGGCAAGTTACGACTGAAAACCAACGCTATTTGGGGGAATGGTTGGTTCGAATACTTAACTTTCCCCTACCTGAAACCACCCAATGTATTGGGCAGTTAAAAGACGGTAATTTAGTAGCAGTAGCAGGGTACACCAACTTTATGCCAAAGGCGTGTGAGATACACATTGGTAGCGTTGGTGATAACTGGGCAAGTCGTGATTTTTTATGGGCGGTGTTTGACTACCCCTTTAATAAACTAGGAGTTAGCGTTATACTAGGGCAAATCTGTAAGGATAATGAAGATGCCTTACGATTAAACCGACACCTTGGTTTTAAAGTGGTAGCCGATATACCTGATGCCCATATGGATGGCGATTTGGTAATTATGGCAATGAGAAAAGAGGAGTGTCGGTTTCTTAACATCCGATGCCCTCTAAACAAGGGAGAATAGTATGGGTGGTGGTGGATTTTTAGGATTAGGGCCAAGACCAAGCGCACCTGCCGCCCCTGATTACACGGGGGCTGCTAGAGAAACGGCTGCTGGTAACTTAGAAGCGGCACGGGCTAATATTGCGGCTAACCGTGTTAATCAATATACGCCTTACGGCAATTTAGTATATGAACAGTCGGGAACTGACCCTTATGGCAATCCGATGTGGAAAGCCACGCAGACTTTTAGCCCTGACCAACAAGCTCTATACAACTACGATGTAGCTGCCAGCAAAGGCTTAGGACAGTTATCGCAAACTGGTCTTGATTATGTTCGTGGAATGATGGCTAGTCCATTTAGCACAAGCGGTTTACCTGCTTTGCAAAGTAGCTTACAACAAGCTCAAATGCAACAAATTGCTAGTGGCCCACAATTAGGGCAAATGAGCGATGCTGAAGCTCAATTACGAGCAGGTAACGCACCTAGCTTACAAACCTCGTTAGGACAAAATGTAGGAATGAGTGGTTGGGATAGAGCAAGCGGTTTATTGATGAACCGCCTTGAGCCACAACTGCAACGCCAAGAACAACAATTAGAACAACGACTTGCAAGCCAAGGTATTCCAGTTGGTTCTGAAGCTTATACTCGTGCTAAACAAGACCTTGCAATGCAACAAAACGATGCCCGTATTCAAGCGCAGTTGCAAGCTCAAGGTATCCAACAAAACCTGTTTGGTCAAGAGTTGGCTGCTGGTCAATTTGGTAATCAAGCCCTATTGGGTCAAAATCAAGCGCAGTTAGCTAACCTTGGCTTTACTAACCAAGCACAACAGCAAGACTTTGCCAATCAAATGGCAGCGTTGGGATACAACAATCAGCAGATTCAGCAAATGTACGCTAATCAAGTTGCACAACAACAAGCGAACAATGCTATTGCACAACAACAGTTTGCTAACCAGCTTACTGGTGCTAACCTTGCTAACCAAGCTCGTCAACAAGGCTTTGGTGAGTTGGCTTATCAACGCAATGAACCGCTTAATACTCTTAACGCAGTTCGTAGTGGCGCTCAAGTGCAAGGCCCATCGTTTGTCAATCCCGCCCAACAAGCGGTGACTGCTGGCCCTGATTATCTAGGCGCATCACAAATGGGCTACAACGCACAATTAGCTGACTTTAACGCAGGACAAGCCGCACAAGCTAACCTCAATCAAGGTTTAATGGGATTGGGTGCAGCAGGAATTATGGCTTTTTCTGACCCACGCACCAAAGAAAATGTAAAAGCTATTGGCGTAATGAATAACGGCTTAACCTTGTATAGCTTTGAATACAAAGACGAATTTAAAGAGCGTGAATTTGGCGGTCATGGAATTCATGTAGGTGTCATGGCTGACGAAGTAGAACAAGTATTCCCATATGCAGTTAAGACCTTAGATGACGGCTACAAAGTCGTAGATTACGGACTAATACCATGATGCCAAGATATATGCCTATGCAAGACTTAACCCGACCACAAAATGTATCGGGTATTCAACCTATGTTTCAAAACATCGGTAATCAACAAGCTATGCAAAACGCAGCAATGCAACAAGCAATGGCTTTGACCCAACAAGCTGGTCAAATTGGTCAGCAAGGTGGCGGTGGAATGAACCCTATGATGCTTGCACAAATGTTAAGAGGCGGCAAAACAGGCTCATATTTATCTTCTATAGCACCAATGATTCGTTATGGCGCAGGTAATGTTTATGGCGGTTTTGGTCAAGGCAAAGTACCTACAACTACTACTGGTATGGATTAATTATGGCTAACGGATTTTTACCTACAAATACTGGAATCGGTGCTATACCACCTGAGTTGTTTGCACAACAACAGCAATTAAATCGCCAGCAACAAATGGCACAAATGTTAATGCAACAAGGCATGAATCAGCCACAAGGACAAATGGTAAGCGGTCGTTATGTTGCACCTAGCTTTTTCCAATACGCAGCGCCTTTAGCTCAATTATTTGCAGGTACACGCTTGCAAGAAAAAGGCGATAAGGCGATGCAAGAGTTGGCTGAAGCATTACGCAAAGGTAAACAGGCAGAAACTCAAGCGATTATTGAAAAATTACCTACTGATGTGCAAGGAGCTATGAGTTTAGCTTTGCAATCCCAATATGGCGCTGGTAAAGAACTTTTGCCAACATTAGTACAAAGAGCATTGCCTGAAGCACCTAAACCTACTACCGATATGCAAAACTTTGAGTTTGCTAAATCACAAGGCTTTAAAGGCACATTTAATGATTACAAACAGCAGATTACCCCTGCTGAAAGAGAGCGCTTAAATCTTGACAGAGAAAAGTTTGAATTTGATAAAGCAAACAAAGCAGGTGGTAAAGATTTAACCGAAGCGCAAGGTAAAGCTTCTGCTTTCCAAAGCCAAATGGTTAGTGCAAGCAACGCAGTTAAAACACTAGAAGCTAATGGCTTTAATCCTACATCGTTTGCTAGTCAAACCGCAGTCAAATTGGCTGGCGGTGTTGCAAACCCAGCCGTACCTGTTAATGCTCAACAATACAAGCAAGCCCAAGACCAATGGTCAGAAGCCTATCTACGCTTTAAGACTGGTGCTGCTGCAACTGAGCAGGAAGTTCAAAGAAACAATAGAACTTTCTTTCCTGTATTTGGTGACAAACCTGACCAAATTGCTCAAAAAGCTGCTGCTAGAGAGCAAGCAGAACGAGATATTGGTATTGCAGCAGGGCGTGGCGCTGGTTTAGGCGCACAACCTGTAACCCCAACACCAAAAGCTGCGGAAAAGCCAACAGGTATGCCAAGCCAATCCGCTATTGATGCAGAATTAAAACGCAGAGGACTAAAGTAATGGATTTATCCAAACTTTCTGATGCCGATTTGTTAGCTTTAAAAGGCGGTGATTTAACTAAACTTTCTAACGAAGGTTTAATGTCTTTACAGCCTACACAAGCGCAACCTACCCAATCTGAGTTAGCAGAAACAGGTGGCGGGGCTGCTGTTGGCAGACCTGTGCGTGGTGTGCGTTTAAATGTACAGCCAACACCTAGACCATTAGAATCTTTTGCAGCAGGCGTTACTCGCTCTGTTGTTGACCCAGTTATGGCTGTAGCCCAAGGCGTTACAGGTGGGCGTGGTGGCGTTAGCGAAGCAGTTAAGCGTTTAGCTCAAGAATCAGAAGCTTATGAACAAGCCAATCCTGCCTCATATATTGGCGGTCGTATTGGTGGTGCTGTATTGCCTGCCGCAGGTGTAGCAAAAGGCGTAGGAATGATTCCTAGCTTTGCTCGTGCTAATCCATACGCTCAAGCTGCTGGCGTAGGTGCTATTAGCGGAGCAATGCAACCTGTAGAAACAGGCGCTACTGGCCCTGAGATGTATCAACAAATGGGTCAAAATGTAGCTACAAGCGGTGCTATTGGTGCTGCTATACCTGTGGTTGGTCGTGGCATACAAGCGGCTGGTGGCGCTATTCGTAGAGGTTTAGGACTTACTACAGGCGCAGGTGAAGAAGCTATTGCACAAGCATTACGAGCAGGGCGTGAAGGCAATCAAGCGTTCTTGCAAAACATTCGTGGCGATGTATCTAGCATGGATGTATTAGACCAAGCTAAAGATGCGTTGGCTAATATGAGAGCAGCTCGCAGTCAAGCTTATCGTCAAGGTATTACTAGCACTATGCCTGACCTTGAGATTCGTGCTGGCAAACCATTACCAAAAATGCCACCTAAATTAGACTTTGCGCCTATTACAGGCAAATTAGACGAAGTTGTAGAAACACTTAAAGTTAAAACGCCTACAGGTTCACAATTTAAAATTGGTTCTGCTGAAATTAACAAAATTGAAGAACTGCAAGATGTTGTAAAAACATGGCAAAAAGACCCATCTTTGCATACTGCCGAAGGATTAGACGCACTCAAACAGCGTTTAGATGCCTTATATCCTGACAGCCCAGCACAAAAACAAGTGCAACGGGCAGTAACTTCTGTTCGTAATACTGTTAAAGATACGATTGTTAGCCAAGACAAAAATTACGCTAAAACAATGAA